TTAGTCTCTTTTATAATTTCATTATTTTTTCTGTAGTTCTGTAAGAAGTTACAGAAATTATTTAAGCTTATATTATTATCCAATTTAATCTCCTATTTAGGTTAAGTTAAAACTCCTAAAAGTTAATGATAACTTCTAGGAGCATAAGGTTAGACATTGATGAAAGTTATTTCTCCAATGGGTGGTTTTTTTGCTCTTAGGTTAGTTGAGACCCAGAGCAAAGGGTAGTCAACATGACTAGGAAAGTTATTAAACTCCATGTCTGTTATACAAACCATGCTGTCTACATTTACATCATTATCTTCAATGTATTTGAATATAGGCATAGGGTCTGTACCACCACCACCCTTTTTATTTAGCTGATCTATGGTATCGCCTCTTTCATATCTTTCGATATTTTGAACGTCAGCATCTCCATAAAAGATAGTAACTGAATTTGGTTGCATATCTTCAGCTATAGCGTTGAGTTCTCCCAGAGCATGAGACAACTCTTTTTTAGATACAGAGCCAGAGGTATCAACCCAAACTGCAACATCTCCACAAGACATCTTCATAGTGCTTGGGTTATAAATATCAAAGCAATGTAACCCTCTTCTATTTGGTCTTCTGTAGGTGTAGTCTTCTGGCTGATCTCCCCCAACAACTCTTCTGATAACTGATGACCAATCAACTTGAGATCTTTCCATCTCTTTAATGATTGACTTAACACCACTTGGTAAACTTCCAATTTCTTTGGTGTTTTGTACTGCCATAGTTACTTCAGATCTGATCATATTCTCTTCAACCTTTTGCTCATCTGGGGACATATTGTTTGGTAAAACTTCCCCCCAATCACAAGGCTGTAGATCTCCATTACTATCATCTTTACCAAAACCAGATGAGCCTTTTTCTTTTTCATGCTCTTCTTCTAAGATTTTGTATATTCTCTCAGCACTCATATGCTGATACTTACTCTCATATAATCCATCTTTAGGCATGACCATATCTGATGATTTTAGTATAGAGTTG